AAAAGTCCCTCAAAACCTCCTAATGATCTTAACTCATCTTCTAAAGCTTTTGTATCAACATTACCATCATCGCCTCGCATCATTCTTTGACCTACATCTGCACCAGATGAGTAGGTTCCCTTATTAGTAACCTGACCTTTTTTTCCAATACCAGCTAAACCAGACGTTACCATACGTCGAAGTTGTGCTGTAGACATATCATCTCTTGATGGAGGAAGTTCTCTTGATCTTGCAGGAGCATTAATTGAAAGTCTTTCTTCAGAGGTTGCACCCGCTCTAGGCGTTTCGCCTCCACTGCTTTCAGACATTTCTCGTTTCTGTTGTTTAATCAAACGATCCAACTCGCCTTGTTCAGACTTGCTTCTCTTTGGTTCAGCTTTCTTCTTAGCTGTCTTTTTCTTAACAGGTTTCTTTTTAGAAGAAGATTCTTTCTTTGCAAGCTTCTCAGCTTCTGCACGGGAGATATCTTTTGATTCCATCAACTCTTTAACTTTATTAGAAGGACGACCCTTTTTACTTTTGCGACCTCTTTTTAAACCTGCTAGTACTAAACCTCTTGGCATCTCTACCTCCTATTGAAAAAATATTTTTTTAATTGAATTATAGTTATCTAAAAAAGTTTCTTTTGTTAAAACTTTACCATTATTTAATCTAAGTATCCTGCGTATAGAGTTTGAACGATTATCTAAATGAACTTCACCTTTTTGATGAGGTAGTTGATTAGAGTAATCAATAAGAGATTGGTCTTTGTAAAAAGATAACATGTAATTAATCATTTCTGTATTACGACCATGCTCTGGCTTAATATATCTTCCCTGCTCTAAACAAGTATGCAACATGTATTTTTGAAACTTATCACTATGGTAAAAAGAAAAAACATTATCTGCTCTATCAACTGAAACTTCAGGCATCAAATACCAAGGTCCGATAACTCTATCCGTATATGCAAAATTAAATTTAATCCACCATAAAATTTTCAACGGATCATTCTTAATATTTATTGGTGCCGCTTCAATAAAATCAGTTAATTCTTCAACAACTATTTCACTATCACAATCTGATATTCCGTCTGCAATATCTTTTATTAATTCTTGCCAAGACTTATTTTTATATACATCATTTAAAATATCAGGCCATTTATCTGTTATTAAACCATGATAATAACTATCATTATGAACTGTACCGTTTGACAATGTATTACCAGGATGACCTATAACTGATACAGAATCTTTTGGATGAAGCTCAGTGTTATTAAGCAATCTATAATTATGATTATTATCAACTATAAATTTATACAAAGCAGGATTAAATTGATTTAAAGCCTTTCTATTTTTTGTATCTTCGTCAAAAGTAAATACCGCTCTAATTTTATTTTTATCGCAATTCTGTAAAAATCCTGCGTACATTGCTGCAGAATCAAAACCACCCGAAAGAAAAACATCAATATATTTACTACCAGATAAAGAATTAATTATGTTAATTTTATCTTCAATACAGTCAATTAAGCTTACTTCTTCTATTTCTGTTGGTATTTTAAGTTTATATTTAGGATCAACCTTATATAAATTTTTTAAAGTTCCTGTCCTATCAAGAGGCTCAGATGGTTTTCTACCTAAAAAATGTAATAAAAACTTGTACCATTCTGGATATTCTAAAACTCTAAAGAAGTTATATAAAGCTTTAGAATGTAGCTTAATAACTGCCAGTTCAGACATAGCTAAACAGAATAATCGTACTCTTTATTGTCAATAACAACTGGACTCGTCGTAACAGCAGTCTTATTAGCAGCCGGTCCCTTTCTAGCCGCTCCATAACCTTGTCCAGTAGGTCTACCTGTACATTCTAGTTTCTCTTCTTTATAACGCTTAAAACCTTTTGCGTCATAAGAATAAATTTTATTATTAATAAGTGGCATAAGTATTCTCCTTAGTTAGACCCTTGGACTAAAGTGTTAGCTGATCCAGCAGGGCTTGCGTTGTTCTCCATATTATCTTGACGATTTCTTCTAGCTTGATTGCGTAGTCCTTCTATAGCGCCTCTGTATTCATTTGTAAAAATAGCACTGAAGTTTGAATCTTTCATAAATAAACATGCTTCAATCATAGAAGCATAAAATAAAGCATCATAGCAGAAGTCTGTAAAATAATTTGTAGGGGCTGCAGAAGTAAGTGTGGTTGGTCTTGCTACATAGAGAACTTCACCCTGATAAGCTGAAGTTGGCGTAGGAGCCACATGTATAGCTGAGTTATTACGAATTGAATAGTACTTTGGAACTCCTGTTGATGTATCAGCATAAGGCCAATAATCATTTAAAAATTCTTCAGTCCGTTGAAGTAGATTAATTTTACTTCCACTTGCTCTTAGATTAACATGCCTAATAATTCTTGTATCGTCTGCAACAGAAACAACTTGACTACTTACAGCACAAGCAATAGAAACAGATGTATTCAAACCAATATCATCTAATTCTTTTATTAATCTGTTCTCTGCCTTGTTTACAAATCTTGGAATCTGGTCAACAAAATCTGTGCCTGTATTTTCAGACGTATTAATAATATCATTTACAAGGTAGGTATAATCAACCATAAGCTTTATCCATAGTAAATATAAAATTTGCCGCCAGCACTAGCCCCAGCTAATGACACTTTACCACTACACTTAACACCCATTTCATTTAGATATACATTATCCATTACGTTAGTACCTAGTGCAGCATGTTTTATTTTAGGTCCGTTTTGATCCCCTACAACTATTTCAGATGCTGTTGATACAGCCAAGGAATAAACCTGTATTCTAGTATCAGTAACCGTAACACTTGATATAGCATCTACAAAAAGACCATTGCCTACACCACCACCAGTAACTTGAGCTAATCGAATATTTGACATATTTATCTCCAATCAGAATAAGAGGAGAGATTTCTCTCTCCTCTCACCCTAGTTTTAGTTACCTTGATTACCAAAGAAACCTCTCCAATCGGACCAACCAAAACTATAACGCTCTCTAGCTTTAAAGCGAAGGTTGCCGGTATCGAAATCAGGCTCCATCTTAGTTTGCAACGGTGAACGAACAAACATCTTAGTGCCGTTAGGAACATTCGTCTTAACGAACCAAGCATCTGTATCAGTAAATCGACGGTTGATAAACACACCTTTCGGAAGCATAGACATGCTTTGAATGGAGTTTACATCATTCCATCCCGCTGGGTTGGTAGCGGCTTGTGATCCACCAAGAGCGGAAACCGTACCAGAAGCAGGAATAAGAGTAGAGTTTAACAACGAGTTCGACGTTGCCCAGTTATCAGGAGCAACATGAAGTGATTCTGCACTTCCACCTGTCAAAATTCCTCGATCATCCTTAATCTTTTGGATGGTCGTAAGAGCTGCTTCAAGAGAAGCAAAAGACAGATCAGCCGCACTAAGTACGTTAGATTGCGTACCGTCTACAGTTGGATGAGATGCACTGAAAAGCGGTTGTCCATCACCACCTGCATACGCAGTGTTAAAGCCTTGGTTGAAAACATCCGCACCTTTTACTTGCTTAGTATTGCCCATTGCTCTCGCAAGAGACTTAGAGCGCAACTTTGCAAACGTATCATACAGATTGTCTTCCATAGCTTCTTCCGTAACGGCAAAAGCAAGCGAAATCGTTTCGTTAGTATAACGAGCAACATAGCTTTCACTAGCCTCATCATATGTAACAGCAGCGCCTTCCGCTTTTACTGGAGCATTACCGAAGCCCGTAAACAAGACTTCTTCTTCAAATGCACGATCTGAATTTTCAATTTCAAACAAAGGTGCATGTTCATTTTCTACTTCGCCATATTCTAAACCAAAAATAGCATTTAGACCAGGAAGTAGTTCTTTAGAAATACTAGCTCTATTAATAGCCATGATTAAACCTCCTTACTAGATGCCAGCCGGTGCGGAAAGCTTCGCATCGACATGTTTAACAATACGAACTTCAACAACTGGAAATGCTCTTTCAGTAGCAACATCGATATCATTCCCTGGAACATCCTCGACACCAATAGCTCTTACTGGAAGAATAGTAGTGTTACGAGTTGCAGCCTTAATACCAAAGCCTGACTGACCCGTAAAGGTACTGCCAGCGCCAAGAGTTAGACCAAAGTTTAGAGTATTGATATCGCCTGAACTAATTGTAGCATCCGCTTGGATGAAATACGTTGTGGCGGGGTTGGTGTTTACCATTGCTTTAATATTAGAAGCACTGGTATTCGCTGGCCAATATTGAGCGAAATTAGGCTCACCATTGGTTTCGTAGTAAACTCCCTGAAAGACACCAACTGCAAAGTCAGCATCTGCCGAAACAGGTTCAATATTACCTAAAGAGGTTTTTACCAAGTCACCCGTGAAGATTGATCTTGCATCAGCAGAAGCGATGGGAAGTTCGTCAACACCAGTGGAGTTAGTACCTGAACCACGTTTACGAGCGGGAAGGAAGCCACGAAGATTTTTTGTAGTCGACATAATGTCTATCCTTTCCTAAGTTATACCGTTCTCTGTTTTAGTCTTGAAAGCTTGGTCGCCTTCCTCTAGTAACAGATGAACGATTATTATTTGTAATAGGCATACGAGAATCAGAAGCACCTTCTAGTTGCGAATTAACCGCATCTATAAGTTCTTTACTCTTCGTCTCATAATACCGTTTACGAGCAGCAAGCTTGCCAAGGGGCATTTTAGCCAAAGCCAAGTCTCCACGACAGACTGTACCAGCATACCGCCCACCCTCTTGAACGATAGAGGACATGGATAGTTCAGGAACTTCTTCAGGGTCTACAAAAGTCCAACCTTCTGACTGTTTCTTACCAACATTCTGATAATCGTCTTGGTTGCGTAATGTAATGCGAATCCATCGTAGACCCATTCCTTCATTTTCAAAGCGCCTATATACGCTATCAGGAATCTTTAGAGCATCTGGCTCTTCATAAGTCCACTCTGTTTCTTCTCTCGAATTTTGTTCTCTCGTATCAATGCTACGTTCTTTAGTTTCTTTCCGTGTATTCATTTTACTATACTCCACGCTTAAATGTTATATCTGTATATTCACCATCTGATTTATCAACTTTTAGTTTTTCAGCGGCATATACCTCAAGTGGTATGTTCCATTTTTGTGCAAGCCTTACATCTTCTTGAGACAGCTTCACTTTCTTATTAGAACTGGTGGGACTGCGTGATGTTCCTGCCACCACCTGAGAGGGTTGTTGAATTGTTCCGGTATCAACATTCTCGTTCTTTTCTTCTTGACTAAACTTCTGAGGAAATTCAGTTCTCAATCGTCGGTCAATCTCATTATAAAAATCCTGTTCTTGAGGATCATAACCTGTTTGTTTTAATTCTGCATCAATCGTATAAGCTGCTGCCGTCATAATAGAATCTTTTCCAAACCATTCATTCTCTTGCGCCCAATCTACAGCCATTGCATCTGGCTTTTGAGGAGCTTGAGCAGCTTGTGGTTGTGCAGCACCAGCTTCTTGTTTCTTCTCATAATCTTCTAAAGCATACTGATGTCGTTTAAGATCATCAATATTAGTAGATGCTCTTTGAAGAACATCTAAAGCTGATAGAGTTCTTTCAGGATCACCTGAATTATAAGCTTCGATATAATCATTTTTAGCTAATGACATCTGTTCTTCTAATTGTTTTTGTGAAACAGAGCTATTAACTTTTTGTGTATCAACGTAGGTTTTCTCCATGCTCCTTAGATTTGTTTCTAAATTTTCTTTTTCTTGTAGAAGAGCTTGGATACGTTCGTCTCTCTCTTTTCTTTGTCGAACAAGATTTCTTATTCTTTTCTGTGCGCCTGATGTTTGTATTCCATCAAGTTCTTGAATAGATTCTCTCTTCGTTTCTTCTAATTCTTGTTTAGGTTTTTCGATCTCCTCTGCTGTTTTAATTTCAGTAGATGTCTCGATCACCTCCTTTTCTTTAGAATCATCCTCAACTTCAAAATCAACCTGATCTGGGATAGTAACGTCTCCCCATTCCGTTTCTTCTTTACTCATTAAATTTTCCTTTATACGCTGCTTCGACACAGGCGGTTACGAATAACTAATTATACAATATAATCTTAATTGGTGCAACTATTCTAGCTAGATAAATTAAAAGTAGGGTCTAAATCTTTTGGATTTTCAACTCTCATAATAATTTGATCATCATACAAAAGAAG